AGAATCCTTTATTCCATTCGAGGTGCCTGACCGTGAGCAACGACTCCTTCAATCGAGCGCAGGCAAATTACGACAACATGCTCCCTCCCGATGATGAAATCCCCGAAGTTCCCTCCTGGAAGATTCAGGAAAAATTACAGGAATGGGTGCAGGATGTGCCGGAATGGTTGTATGAGAAGTTGGAGGAGGCGTGCATTGAGGATTACCTCAACAATAAGAGAAGGGGTGCTCGGTGATTACAACGGCCCTTTACCTTTTCTGGTTTTTCCTCCCTTTACAGCCTCTGCATGTGCATGAACAAAGTAAGGGGGAAGTATGCAAAGGGGCAACCCTCTTCATCAAACATGGAAGTAATGCCCCCTGGATAGGGAAGAAGAGGTTGTTATGCCACATTGGCAACCATGACTTTTACGGAGACTTGTAATGAATCGAGAAGAAGGTCTCAAAAACATAGACCTTGCCGGGCCGCAGAGAACAGGAGAGGCAGGCATGAAAGACAAACATATTTCTGATGCTGGTATTACTAGAGCAATGGAAATTAGGGAAGAGCTTTTCACTATTGCCAATAGTTACGGTGGCGATATCAGCGGAGATATTGCAGTAATTTTGCATCAGGCGTGCAATGAAATAGCGCGAGCAAAAAGGCGCTTTGACATTCTGGAGAAGCAGGCATGACTACCTACACGGATGCGTGGCTACAAAGTGTTGCCGAAGATAATCGCTTGCATGGTGTACTTCCAAGCGAGTTGGATACCGCATGGCTGGCAGAACGCCAAGCAGCCATGCAGGGGCAAGGTGGGGAGGTTATAGCAGGCGGTACAATTCGCTTTGATGAGAATCACTGGTATCGAAAGTTCCTCGTTGATGGGTGCGAGTTCTTGGTGCATCTAGACGATCAGGATAGGGCACGCCTAATTCTTCAGACAATCCAATCGCCCCAGCCCGTGAGGAGTGTTTCGGATGAGACTATCGACACACGATTAGTTCGCGAGGCCGTAGATGCTAATGGCGGTGTGTGGCCCGAGGAATTAACCAGCGGAGTTCTTTTCTGGCGTGGTGCGCGAATCACCCGCATTGAGTTCGCCGCCATCGCGCAGGAGAAACAGTCGTGACTATGACGTTTGAACAAGCGCGCCTACACGTTGGCATTGTAATCCGGTCTACACATCTACCGGGGTGGAAGGAAAACCGCGAGGCGTGGGAAGTAATCAAAGCTAGTATCCATCAAAACGCCGAGGACGCCAAGCGGCTCAAGGCGCTGGAGAAGGCGATGGAAGAATGGGGCGAAAAGAAATACGTGCCTGCCGTAGATGATCTATGTGTCAGGTGGCTTCGTTTGCGAGCCGACGAAATACTGCGCGAAGGAGAACCCCATGACCAAGACTAACTGGACGAGTGAGGGAGTTACAAAGGCCGCTGCATTAATCCGCGTAGTGTACCCGGATGAACGCGAAGCAGCTTCTATGCTTGACGAGTTAGCCGAGCGCATCCAGGCGGACGAGAAGGCATCGCTTTCAGGAAAAGATCAACACGAACCAGACTGCAATTTAAACATGGCGTCGATCGAACGCCAGTTAATGGGATGCGACTGCAAACTTTCAGTGCCTTTTCAGAAAGGGCGCCCGACAGCACAGCCAGTACAGGTGGACGAAAAATGCCCTAACTGCTTTGGTTACGGTGATAACTGCCTCGCAGGGCACAGTGCGGACCCGCGTAATTGGCACAAGTGTGAGACTTGTGGCGGTAGTGGAAAAGCGCGAACTGCCGAAACAGTGGCGCAGGGTGAGGCGGTGCCGGGCGTCTTAACAGCGGACGTACTCGGAAGCTGGTGCAATATCCTGACGCACGCGTGGATGTATGTACAAGAAGGTAACAGGCGTCAGGCTTGGCTTGGTATCGAGCAAATCGAAAAAGAAATGCGGGGCTGGCAGCGGAAATTAGCCGCACCCCCAACCCCGCCGAAGGAGAAGTGAGATGGGCGAGAAGATGACGCTGGAACGGGTGCGGGACTGGCATTTAGAAGAGGCGCGAAGGCTAAACAAAAGCCAGCATCCATTCCCGAATAATTCAACAGTTCTTTTATTATTATCCGACTACCACCAAACCATGGCTGACGCCATCGACGCCTACCTCGCCACTCCCGCGCAGACAGTGGATGTTGAGGCTGTGCGGGAGGTTATTTCCACTCTTGAACGTATAGGCGAGTGGGAGTGTTCAGACAAACTCTCTCAGGCTATCGGGGATAAGACGTGATGACTCAAGCATGGATTGATCGTGTCATGGAATGCGGACTTGATTCTCCCGATGTTGTTGGCCCGAATCGTAGCGAAGAAGATGACAAAAAGGATGCCTGGACACTTCGTTGGTGCGCGCGGTTCATTGAACGAGGCATTCCTTTGCATGTTGCACTGGACAACTACAGATCGGCAGACGAGCATGATTTTGATGAGTCTCCCGAAGCTGCCGCTGACGACGAAATGTCATACTGGGATGAGGGATAAGCCATGACCATCAAGCCCGAAGTGCTGGAAATGCCTGCAACCAAATGATATAATTATCAAATGAAAGAGACTCCAGCCAGTAAAGGTAAGGGATTATTCTCCCTCCTCGATGAAGTATCCTCTTGCCATTCCCTCAAATATAAGGCAAGGGTGGGAAAGATAATCCAAGTAATCCCTTATGGTACTTACCCCGCCGACATATTCGGGAAAGACCTTCGAGGTATACGATACCGTGGCTGGTGGAGAAATCACGAGAGTTACGTAGTAGAGGATGCAAGTGGGAGAAGGTGGTGGCCTCGTGTATGTCACCTAACATTAATCAAACGTAATGGGAAGGAAAATGAATAAAATTGAGCAGATTTTTGAAGACCTGAAGGCGGAACTTGTATCCCTTGTAGGTGACCTGAGTGGCGTCCACAACGCCGTAGACAATGCGAAGGTTGCCCTCTCACCTCACCTCACTGCAACAGGGGAGATAAAGGATGTCGGGACGGATGACGAAAACAAGGGTGCCAACACCGACACACCGTGATATATGCCGAGCCACGGCAAGCATCGGCGCACACCTTCGGTGTGGAAATTGGGAGAAGGCGAATGAATGGTCCCACATTCTCATGAAATATATGAAAGACATGGGATTGTTGAAGCCGATGAAGGAATGAACAAAGGGGTGCAGAAGATCGCACCTCTTTCATATCAAACCTCGTAACAAATTGTTACAGCACCGAGTATAACATGACCTACGAGCAGTTTTGGTTAATGATACTGATAGTGATTCTCATTAGAGTAGTATGGTCCACGATAAGACGACGCTGAAACGCTTGACAGTCACGACACTATCAAATACTATAGCAACACGATTAAACGATTGACGGGAAAATCCCACCAAGGTACAAAAGAGACAAAGAACCCGCCCCTCCTGTAATTACACAGGTAGGCACAACCCGCCCCCGTACAAAGGGGACAACACAGTAGAGGAAAATGTAATGGATATTAAGGCAAAGAGTAAGGAACTTGCGGAACCGATCATCGTCCAGTTTGACGTGGCCGAAGATCTGAAGGGCCTGGTGGCGCAGTATGGTGAGGAAACGGTGCATGAGTTGGCGGTTGCCGAGATTTGCCGTGCCATCCGCAACCTCGCCCTCGTGAACAAGGCGAAGCCGCTTGCAGAAATCCAGGGTTTCGTTGACGCGTGGCAGCCGGGTGTCCGTCGTGCCCGTACCACGAAGACCCCACTGGAACGGGCATCGGCTGCGTTGAGTGGCATGTCTGCCGAGGACCTGGCTGCGTTGCTGGAAAAGGTCAAGGCTGCGAAGAAGGCTGCCTAACGTATCCCCCTGCGTTAGGTGACGAAGGCGCTGGCATACCGCCGCTCGGTTGTTCCCCTCAATCGAGTATGTATGCCCTATTTATAGGGAAGGTAGTTGGCAGAATGTAGCTGGTCAAAGGTAAGGCTCTGGTGTCCCTGTTACGTAGCACACACTACTCGACCCTCAACCCAGCTCGACCTGTATGGATCGCAACCATAACAGCTACCTTCCCTATAAATGGCAGCCAGAACAACAAGAGAAAAAGACGATGGGAAAGAAAGTTTATATCCTCGGCGATGGTGGTTACGATTACAGTGACGCCGAGCGTTTCGGCACACTCATTCACCTAACAGTTCCGACAAATGCAAAGTGGGACATAGCCGCCGTCTTCGATGCCCTCAAGGAGGGATTAAAAGATGCCGAACATGACGATTATTTGATTGTATCTCACATGCCCTCGGTGGTAGCCGTTGCCACAGCCATCATGGTGGAGTGGTTCGGCTGCGTCAACTTCCTGATCTATCGGTTCGACAAGTATGAGGAGAAAAACCTCATCCTCGATAATGTGTAACAAAAGAATGCGTCCTTAGCTCAGCTGGTAGAGCATCTGTTTTCCAAACAGAGGGTCGTCGGTTCGATTCCGACAGGACGCTCCATACTATTAACGATTGGGGAAGGTTATGCATATATTTTTCATTTTACAAATAATCTTTCTGCTAGGTCAAATAGCTTGTGCTATTTGGATGTGGCTATCATATAAATATGATGTATATATACCTGGCTGGGTTGGATTTTTTGGTTTTTATGGGAGTATCCCTAATATCATTTGTATGACTCTTTTCTGCGCAACTAAATAATTGAACGATTGACAATAGGAGTAAGGTTGTGTCCTTCCTTAAAAAACCCCAACCGACGCAAACAAAGAAGGTAGAAAAGGCTGAAATAGTAAGTAAAATTACTGTCAAAAAGTCTTGGGAGATTAATAATTTACGCGTATTGGCAGAAGGAGATTGTGTAACCATTACTAGTAAGGATAATTATATAGCCGGCTGCATCTTCGACCGTAATATCTGCCCACAACTTGCTGAAATTCTATTGCAGGCCTCCGTATGAGTTTCACAAAGCAATCCCGTTACCTCGATAATACTATGATTTCCACCTACAAGGAGTGCCCTCGTAAATACTTGATGCGTCATGTCCTCGGCTGGACAATTGATAGTGATGGGCAGAAGCCGCCCGCCCTTGTATTCGGAAGTAGTTGGCATGCCGGCATGGATGAAATGTGGGGTGCCGGCAAAGATGAAAGTATTGGGAATCGCGTTGATCTAGCCATGGAAGGCTTCCGCAAACAATGGGAGGAGGATAATTACACCTTCGACCTCACAATGGAACAGCAGGACGACCTCGGTGCCCGCACACCCGGCACAGCGCATGAAATGTTTTACTCCTACTCAACGCAACGAGATAGGATGATTCGGGAATGCACTGTCCTGGGAATTGAACAACCGATGGCGATGCCCTTCCCCGGACTTGATGACACCTGGTACGTTGGGAAACTCGACAAGGTTGTCGATTACAACGGCATCCATGTCCTCGAACATAAGACAACCACCTTGTATCGCATCAAAGGTAACTTTGAAAACGACTACCTTGAGAGTTGGAATAGTGCCTCACAGGTGAAGGGTTACCAGATGATGGGTAGCATCCATTATCCGAAGTTGCAAGATGTGTGGGTTGATTGTTCCCTCGTTCATAAGAAGATACATGATGCCTTCAAATTCGTCCCTGTTGCGCATGAATGGTCCCTCTTGCAAGAATGGATCACCGATACGAAGAGGTGGATTGGGGCCATTCAGGAAGAAACAACAGAGTATGAGAAGTATGGTAATCTGGAGGCAGGCACCTTTCGGCGCAATGAGGATAATTGTTACGGGAAGTATAGTAAATGCCCCTTCCTCAACATTTGCAGCACCTGTAGTGATCCAACAAAGTTGAGCGAGGTGCCCGCCGGGTATGTTGAGGAGCGTTGGGAGCCATTTGACGTCCTCAAGCTTGATAAATTGATTAAGGGGGTGTGATGTGTCGATTGACGCAAGGTACAGTATGAGGGGTTATTTCAGTCTAGCAAAGGATGGTGCCTACGTTCACTGCCGTATCTTCTCTGGCCCTCTCGGTTACGGAATGAGTAATGGGGTCCTTCTCTTCCCCATCACGGAATGGGGGAAGGCCAAGGAAGTGTTGAAAGCCGTAACGTGGTATGAAGATGAACAACCGTTGATTCAAAACTAACTATTGATGATTGGAGTAAGGTAGATGAAAATTCAATTCAAGATTGGTTATTACGGTTACATTGTAGAGCGTTCAGATATTCCCGTACTCACGGAAATTTTTAGTCGCGCTACCTCGACAGATGGTAGCTTTGTAAGTGTATCAGTTGAAGAAGCTCCTAATATTGAGCTGCTTAAATTGAAGGAGGAATTTACAAAGGCTGAGAAGGAAGAAACTGCCCGGTACAGTAAGTATTGGCTAGATGAAAGGGCCAAGACTGAAAAACTAGAAAAGCGGATTAAGGAACTTGAGTCAGGAGAATAAAGTGCCCAATGCAGTTGATAGCAAAGCAACAACGCAGCATCGTTTCCTCGTTCTCGGTGACACAGGTAGTGGCAAGACAACGCAATTTCTCACCCTTCCGGGGAAGAAGTTTGCCTACCTCTTCGACCCCAATGCCTTGTTGTCCCTCCGTGGTTACGATGTAGAATATGAGGAGTTTTTCCCCGACTCCCTCAACCTCAACGTGCAATCTCTTAGTAAGTCAAAGGGAGGAGACAACGTAACAGCCCACAAGAATATCGTATATCAGGAGTGGCAAAAGGATTTCGAGGAACGATACAAGGATGGTTTCTTCGATGATTACGATGTTATCGGCATGGATAGTGCAACCACCTTCCTCGACCTTATCATGGACCGCACCCTAACAATCAATGGAAGGCCGGGAAGTTGGCCGCAGCAAGATGATTACGGTCCGCAGATGACCGTCTTTACTAATGTGTGCCGTACCTTGGTATCATTAGGCAAGACAATCTACATGACTGGCCACATGCAGATGAAGCAGGATGAATTGACCAAGCGTATATTTCGGCAGCCAATGATGACCGGCCAATTGCGCAATAAGATTCCCCTCCTCTTCAGCGACATTTTCGTAGCGGAGGTGGAGAATGATGGTCAAGGACACATCCACCACAAGTTCCAAACAGTGCCAGATAAGATTACAACCGCAATTCGTACCAGCATTAAGGGACTTGATCCTTTCGAGGATGTAACCCTCGATTTCACGAAACCCTTGGAAGGACAGGGATTGGGGAAAATCCTACAGTTGGAAAAGGAAGGAAAGCTATAATAAACCTCGTAACAAATTGTTACGGGTCCTCTCAACAAGAGAGGTGCAAGAGTCTATAGCCTCCTCATTCCGAGGAGAGTAGGCAAACAGAGAAAAGAGAGAAAATAAAATGTCATATCTTCCCGAAAACCTCGACGACGTTGAAGAAAGCAAGCCGGTTGCTCTCGGTACCTATGAACTCCAGATTGTGCAGTGTGAGGAAAAGGAGACAGGCCCGAATAGCAAGAATCCCGGCAAGCCCATGTTCCGTGTGAACTTGGCCTTCACCGATCTCTCCTTGAATGCGCCTGCGATTGGTCATCACATCACCTTGCCCTACGAGGGTGATGAGAATGGTGCCTTCAAGCTGCTGATGTTGAAGCGGTTCCTTGCCCTGTTCAACGTCCCTTACAGCAACGACACAGGCACCTTGGCCATGAACATGATCGGCCAAACTGCCCTCGTTGATGTTGCCCTGGGAGAGCCGAACGAAAATGGTGATATGTTTAACCAGATTCGTATTCCGAAAATCCGGGGTGAGGTTGCAGGCGGTCACGGTAAGGCTCCTGGGCGTAAGCGTGGTTAATAAATAAACGTGCAAGCTTTGCCTCCTCCTTATAAAAAGGGAGGGGGCTTTTTGCATTCCTACAAGGGTAAAGAATGGACGCCGCCATTAACTTAAACACACAAGACTGGTACGTTGCCGACTGTCCCTTGTCCGACGCACAAGCCTTGGTGAAAGAATTTCATTACGCGAAGGGGGGAAGCACAAGCGCAATATACACACATGGTATGTTTCGCAAGTCCGATAATTTCCTCATGGGAATTGCTTGGTGGACACCTCCTACGAAGGACACCGCTCTTACTGTCAACGCAAGCGATTGGCGTAGGGTTCTCAATCTATCTCGCTTGGTTATCCGTCCTGAAGCACCACGAAATAGTGCATCCTTTCTGCTTGGAAAAAGTATCAAAATCATCAAGAAGGATAGGCGTTTCGTATCCTTAGTGACATTCGCCGACGAAGCACAAGGTCACAGTGGTGGAATATACAAAGCAACCAATTGGCTTTACATGGGACGCGTTGGTCCACATGCCCGCTGGATTGACCCAAGGACAGAAAGGCAAGTAAGTAATGCCCACAAAAATAGTACCATCATGTACGCGATGGGCTATGTAAAAATGAAATCCTTTTACAAGCACAAATTCATCTTCCACCTAACAAAAAGTGATGGAGATAAGAAAGTGTCACAATTAATTGACCTAGTAACACCTATCGAGAATCAATCGGATGAGGAGTTATTGAAACGCCTTGATGAATTGCGAAACAGGAGGGAAGTAGTGAGGCCGGCAGCAAAAGCAAGGGTGGTGAAGGAGAAGAAAAAGGTACAGAAGAAGACCGTAACTGCTGCCGAGAAATTATTGGCAGACCTGACCCCCGATCAACTTGCCATGCTACTGGAAGGATTGAAATGACTATATATGTACCAACAACTCCCGCCGGAACTCCCGTAGTACATATTAAGGCAAAGACAAGGGAACAAGCAATCAAAAATCTCCTTAAGGATGCAGAACATATGCCTTATAAAACATGGGAGAATTTTGAAAAACGGGGTTACACAATAGAAGAATATCCGGACGGCTCATTTTAAGGGGAAAGGAAATGATAAAAGACAAATTGAAGATGGTAAAGGTAGCCGACATTATTGTCGATGAACGCTACCGTGTTGACCTCGGCAACATTGAAGACCTTCAGGAGAGTATTAGTGAGAAAGGTGTTCTTCAGCCTATTACACTTTCTTCTGACTTGCATCTATTGGCTGGCGGACGTCGTTACACTGCCTGTGTGGCTCTGGGCCTTGCGGAGATTCCTGCACTACTTCGTGTAATTGAAGGGGAGATAGATGCCCGTGAAATTGAACTGATAGAGAACATCCACCGCAAAGAGTTCACCTGGCAAGAACAAGCCAAATTGATTGCCCGTATTCATACCCTCTACAGTGAGAAAAATATTAA